TAAAGAGCCAGAAAACTTTAAGAAACGTGGCTTTGGTGGTTCAGAGACAGGTGGCGATGCCGCTATCATGTACCGCAAATCTATGGCTTCTGGCGGTAAAGCTTATGCCAAGGGCGGAAGCGTTAAGGCATCATCTATGGGTAGCGTACCATCTGGTGGTAACCGTCCTTATGGTGAGCATAGCATTCAGCTAAAAGGTCATACCCGTGCATTGATGCCCAAGATGGGCAAATAAGGATCTATTATGAACTTAACTCCACTGGCTTTAGCTGCGGCTTATGCCGCTCTTAGAGGTGGCAACAAGGAGGAAGTACCTGCTGTTGCTCCTGCCGCTGTTCCTGCGCCTGCGCCAACCGCACAAATACCTGCAAGAACTGACATGACGCAGATGTTTGGCGCAACTCAAAATGCTCAAGATATGGAAGCTGGGCCAGCAGCAGGGCAAACGCCTTCTGTTATGACAAAGAAGAATCCTTCGTTTAAACAAGCGTTTTCTGAAGCTAGATTGGCTGGAGATAAAACTTTTCAATGGAATGGTAAGCCGTATACCACCGAATTAGCTGGTAAAACTACTCCAGCTCAAACAACTACTAATGACCCCGGTGTAGTCCAAAGATTTATTGCTAGTCAGTCTGCACCTAATCAATCAGATGCTGAAACAAAAAGATTGCAAGCTCAAAATACAAAAGCCATTGATTACGATCCAAATTCTGCTCTTGGTGCTGGTATAGACCAAACTAGTTTGTATGAACGTGGATTACCTAAAAATAAAAATAATCAAATTGATATTGACCAATTTATAAACAATGTAAAAAAACAAGATAAAGCAGAAGGTGTACCAAGAACGCCAGAACAATATGATGCAATTAAAAAATTAGCTTTAAAAAAATATCCTAATGATTACATAGAAAGTAGTCAACCTAAAAAAACTTCTTCTAGCAGAGTTCCTACTTCAGAAGAAGCTGCCGCCAACAGAAAAGCAATAGTTGATAAAATTTCATCAGCGGGTCAATCAGTTTCAGACTATGTTAGTAATTTTGAAACTCCAGCAGAACGCAGCAATAGAGAGAGAAAAGAAAAAACAACAAAATCTAACGCCAAAGGCGGCAAGATTAAAGCCTACGCCAAAGGCGGTACTGTATCTGCCAGTAAACGTGGTGATGGCATAGCTCAACGTGGTTATACAAAAGGAAAAATTGTATGATGCCGAGTCGTGGCATGGGTGCTATTAATCCTAGCAAGATGCCGGGCGGTAAGGTAAAGAAACGCCGTGATGATACGGACTTCACGCAGTACGCCAAAGGTGGAGAGGTTGGTTTGTATGCCAACATCCATGCAAAACAAGCACGTATCGCAGCAGGATCCAAAGAAAAAATGAGAAAGCCCGGCAGCAAGGGCGCTCCAACTCAGCAAGCATTTATTAATTCAGCAAAGACAGCTAAATGACCACATCCGGCAAAACGTCCTTTGACCTAGACTTTACAGAGATTGCTGAAGAGTCTTGGGAGAGGGCTGGGCGTGAGATGAGAACAGGTTATGACTTACGTACAGCACGTAGGTCAATGAACCTTTTAACCATTGAATGGCAGAACCGTGGTTTAGACATGTGGACGTTTGATCAGGGGTCGTTTAACCTGACTCAGGGTTTAAACACTTATGCTCTGCCTTTGGATACTATTGACTTGCTTGACCACGTGATCCGTACCAATGCCAATCAACAAACCAACCAATCTGACCTAAGTATCACTCGCATTAGTATTTCTACCTATGCGACCATACCTAATAAGTTAGCTCAGGCTAGACCAATTCAAGTTTGGGTACAGCGTGGAGCAGGTGATTTGTCTCCACTGTACGCAAGTAACGGGGCAATGGTGACTGTCAGCACTGCCATTACATCTACAGATACATCTATCACATTGACCTCGGTCAATGGATTGCCCGCCGATGGATATATTCAGATCAACTCAGAAACCATCTATTACAGCTATATCTCAGGTAATGTCCTGAGCAATTGCTTTAGAGGGCAGAACAACACCACCGCAGCATCTGCTACAGCGGCTACACAGGTTTACCTACAGAGGTTGCCTGCTGTCACCGTCTGGCCCACGCCAGATGGATCTACCACCTATACATTTGTATACTGGAGAATGCGTAGGGTACAGGATGCTGGTGCAGGCTCAGAGACCGCAGATATAACATTTAGGTTCCTACCTGCGCTTGTCTCAGGATTGGCTTATTACATAGCCACCAAGACCCCAGATTTGATGCCCCGTATTGACATGCTCAAGACGCAGTACGATGAACAGTTTAACCTTGCCGCTGGAGAAGATAGGGAAAAAGCCGCTGTGCGGTTTGTACCCCGTCAAACATTCATTGGTGGAGGTGCTTATTAATGGGAAACAGGTTTGCTTCTGGCAAGTATTCAATTGCAGAATGCGACAGATGTGGACAGCAATACAAGCTAAAACAATTGAAATATGAGGTCATTAAGACTAAACTATACCAATTGAAAGTTTGTGAAGAATGCTGGGATCCAGATCAACCGCAGTTGCAGTTAGGTATGTATCCCATAGATGATCCTCAAGCGGTGCGTCAGCCTCGTCCTGATTTGACTTACGTCACAGCAGGTTTAAACGGGTTAGATTTAAACACCACTGGGTTTGGTGGATATCCTACCGGGGGTTCAAGGGATATACAGTGGGGATGGAATCCGGTTGGCGGGTCAAGTAGTTTTGATGCAGTGCTAACACCAAACAATTTGGTGGGAGTCACAAGTGTTGGTACGGTAACAATTACAGGGAGTTAATCATGGACAAAGAAGATCTCAAGCAAGACAAAGCTTTGATTAAAAAAGCGTTTAAACAACATGACGCACAAGAACATAAGGGTGGCAAAGGCACAACTCTTAAGTTTGCTAAAGGCGGCAAGACAAATGAAATGATGAAGATGTATGGTCGTAACTTGGCTAAAGTTGCTAACCAAAAATCCGGAGGCTAATATGAGCGAAGTAAAACCAACCACCAAGAACAGTCCAAAGATTGTGACTGGAAAGAATGTTAACAACTTGCCTGCGGAAGACTATGCTCCTCCACACACCATGACCAACAAGAAGGTCAGTGTTAACACATTCCAATCAGATACCAAGTCATCTGCGGCAAATGATGTCAACATGAGCGTTGGTGGAATTAACCGCATGGGTTATCCTCCTATTAAAACAACTGGCATCAAAATACGTGGCACAGGCGCTGCAACCAAGGGCGTAATGGCTAGAGGGCCAATGGGCTAATATGGCACTGACATACACGGAACTCGTAGCTGCGGTAACGGATTACACGCAGAATACATTTGATACAATGACCATCAATACGATGATCAAGCAGGCGGAGCAACGTGTGTACAACACGGTGCAAGTTGCCAACCTGCGTAAGAATGTTACGGGCGTGTTGACAGCAGGGAATAAGTATTTATCCTGCCCAAATGATTTTTTGTCTTCCTATAGTTTGGCAGTCTTTCCGTACAACAGCACTACAGCTACAGGAACGTCTGGTTTAAACACCATCACAGTTGCAAGCAACTCTGGCATAGCCGTAGGTCAACAAGTAACAGGCACAGGTATTGGTACTAATTGTTTAGTACAAGGTATAGCAAGTACAACTATTACATTAAGTGTAGTAAACAGTGGCACAGTTTCTGGATCAATTGTGTTCCAAGGCGACTATTTGTTTTTGTTAAACAAAGATGTTAACTTCATGCGTGAGGCATATCCTTTGTCTGCGTCTGTATCTGAACCTAAGCATTACGCCATCTTTGGCCCTAATTCTGGTGATGTAAACGAACTAAGTTTTATTGTTGGGCCAACACCTAACGCCAATTACTACGCTGAATTGCATTATTACTACTACCCTGAGTCTATTGTTACCGCTGGTACTACATGGCTTGGGGACAACTTTGACTCTGCGCTTCTCTATGGAACTTTATGTGAGGCTGGAACTTACATGAAAAGCGGGACAGATGATGGCATGTACACTCTGTACAAAGAACGTTATATCCAAGCTATTGCTCTGCTCAAGAACTTGGGTGATGGTAAACAGCGTATGGATGCTTATCGTGACGGTCAAGTTAGGGTTCCAGTAGCATGATAGTACAAACCCAGACCACCAGCTTTAAAACACAGCTTTATCAGGGTGTGCATGATCTTACAACGGATCAAATTTATGTTGCCCTGTACACAGCTTTTGCAGATTTAAACGCAG